TTAATGGATTTTCCAAAAGAGGTAGGCTTTTGTTTGGGATAGCATTGCAAGAATTTTGATAAGTTTACTGATCTTGATGTTGTCGGCGGTTTGCACGTTTTTAGCGTAATCGATTGTTTTTCCGAAGGGCTGATGCCTGCTGTCAGTAAACTCTTTTTGAAATCTCGGATGTTTGTTTTTAATGAATACTTCTTTAAGCACACCAATTTGAGCGGCGGTTAGGCTGTCAATTTTTCCTCGTACATAACGTGTGCTACCAACAAGTTGCATATCAAACCCTAACTCCAAGAGTACATTTGAGACTTTAGAGATGCTTTCAACCGACTTTTGTTCTGCAATCTTTTGCATGCCTGCTTTTTCCGCGAAGGGAGAATACTTTGCCATCACGGCAATTAATTCAACGTAAGGAGTTCCCGCCATAGGCAGTGTTTCACGAATCAGCTTGGCACCTAAGCCGATGGTTCGGTATTTTGGATGGATGACTACTCGGTTGATGATGCTTAGTTTTTTGTTTAGCTCTTGAATTGGCATTCTTGGAAGCATAAGACGCCTTCCATAGCAGGCTGGCGGTGGGTAACTATAAACGATGACGCCGCAGAGCTCATCTCTTCGGACCAAGCGGAAGATTTTTCGGGGAACCGCGACCTTGTGCCCGCGGTAGTGGAAACTGCTGAGTTTTTGCCAGTCTTCTCTGGTGCCTTTTTCCACTTTCATTTCTCGGATTAAGCTGCATTCGGCTGCTGGCATGTTTGGGTAGTAGTTGATTTGGATTTCTTCGCCAAACCGTTTATGCACTAGTACGCTTGGTTTTAGGTCGTCTTGTAGGTCGCTGTGGGTTGTGGCTGCTATGACTGCTTTTCCTTGTTGCCGCGCAATCTTCTGGAGGTTGTAAGCTATGATTTTGGCTGTATCACGGTCCAAGCAGGCGGCGAATTCATCCATCAGCCACCACTGTTTGCCGCTCTCGATTAGTTTAGCAATTCGATAACGGTACTTTTGCCCATCACTAAGCTGGCTGTACGTGCGCAGGAAAAGGAAGGCATCGTTTAACCCGACTTTGCTCAGCAGCTCTAAACCTTCTTCGACCGTGGCGCCGACTGTTTCGATCAGAGGCTTGTCCGGGTCAACTGCAACCTCTGACAAATCAATAGCTTCATCGCCCAGGTCTGCTCTAATGGCTCGTAGTAAAACGCTTTTGCCGCTGCCACTGTCACCCGTAATGTAAACGATATCTGTGGGTCCAATCTTTAGCGTGGCATCTAAAACCTTGAACTTCTGCGCTTCGTCAATGCCTAAGCCGAATGCTTCAGCCACGACTAGGCTTCTGGGTGTGATTTTGGTGTGGGTTTCGTAGCTGATGTTGAAGGTGAATTTTTCTTCTTCTCTGTTGTAGATTCTTCGGAGTTGGGTTATGCGGAAGGGTTCGTTTCTTCGTCTTGTCATTTCTTGGTCACCTTGGGATAACTGTTAAGAATGGTTCAGGTTCCATCTGTACGGTTGCAAACACGGCTAGGGCTATGCTCCAAAAGACGTCGTCGTGTGTTCCGTTTGGATGCGAGTAGCCTATGGCGCCGTCCTTGCGTAGGTCATAGCGCTCAACGTTAAGTTCGGTGCAGATGTCGCCTCGGTATGGGCGCTCCCAATTCAGCAGCGGATAAAAGAACTTATGATTCGCCATGCGTTGCTTAAGCAGACTTGCCATCTCGCTCTTTCGGGGCACGCTAAAGTTGACGCCTTCAGCGTTTTCCATTCCAGCAGTTTCCATGTCCGCGATGATGGATGGCCCTTCTCTGGTGAAGTCAACCCTGATTTTTTGAAATCCACCCCACCTATCCTGCAACGCCTTAAGATAGCCCAGAACCTGAGCGTAGAGCGTGGGCTGTTGGAAAATCTTCAGGTGCCTAAGAAAAAGCTTATCGTTTAGCCTTTCAACCACCGAGAGTACACAGTAGTCGCGGGTTTGAGCCAAATCCAGCCCAGCAAAGAAATCGCCTTCACATTCAGCTTCAGGGTTAAACTCTTGCAAGTCCACGCCACAGTTCTTCACGGTGCCAACGCAGGCAACGATTAAGCTTTGAGCCAGCCAAACATCCTCGTCTTCAGCCCATTCCGCCTCCATTTCCCGACGCCAACGGGCAGGGTCATCACCAAATTGGCGTTTAATCTTCTCAATAATCGCTGGTTTTAGTGGACCGTTAGGCTCGATTGCCTTGTCCCATGTGAAGTGGTGTCTTGCAAAGTCTGAGTAGTCTTTGTGGTTGCACATTTTCCAAAACATCGAATCCGTACTAAACGGCGTACTAGTCGCAATTAGCTTGCCGTTGGTTGTTCCCAACGTAAACAGAATAGCATCATACAAATCCTCATCGTTAGGCGTGAAGTTGCATTCTTCCCACCAAATAATCGAGAACGTTGGACCCCTGATAGTGTCAGGGTTGTTTGGGAACGCTTCAATGACGCTGTCGTTTGGCAGCGATATTCGGGTTTTTTGGACATGCAATCCCCGCTGCGGAAGCTTGCGGCAGAAACCGCCCATTCGCCTGATGTTGAGTTTGGTTTGGCGCCAGCTTGGACCAACAATGGCAATGTAGCTGTTCGGATGCTCCCAAGCATACTTAAGAAGCAATGCTGAAACCGAAAAGCTCTTTCCTGTTTGCCTTGGCCAACGCACCGCCAAAAACTGGTTCTTCTCAAACAACTCTGCAAGCTCAATCTGGTACTGGTAAGGTGAAAAGCCAAAGATTTGCTCAAAGAAACTCTTAACATCACCTTGTAAGCTTTGGACTTTGCGCTCGCCTAACTCTTCAACAGCAGCCATATCTTGGCGAAATCCTTCCCACTCTTCGAACAGTCTATTTTTGTGCATTGCTCTGGGACTTTTTGATAAGTTCCGCAATCTTTTTCCTAGCCTCCATTAATTCCTCTTCAAGTTCACGATAGTGAATATACTCTGCAAAACGCTCTTGGTACACTTTAGCGCCCGCGATTATGCCGCGCAGCCGCAAAACCTCAGCCTTATCCAATCCAGGCGTCTTTAGAGCATCCAACGCAGCAGCCAACATCTTTAAGGTCTCTTCGATGCTGGGCAGTTCCTCGGGCAGTTCAAGTTGGGTAGAACAACAACAATTGGAATTTTTCGGCTGTTGTTGTTCTTTCAGTAAACCGAATTTTATCAGCTTTTGACGAATCGCCTCCTCAGTATATCGACCGTCAAAGCTGAAGGCTAAAACTCTAAAGTCAGTGGTTCCCGTTGTGTACCAGTCTTTGAGTTTCTTTTCGTCATCTGCTGGCCATGGTTTGCCTTTGGTCATGTTTTTTGCCCCACAAACAAGCCAATGACCGTGCCGCTTAGCCCCGTGATGGACGCGAAGATTTCAGCGTTCCAAGTATGCAAAAACGCCAGATGCGCAAGTTCCAAAGCGGACATAAAAGCGGTCATGCATATGGCGAATTTGACGCCTAACAGAAGCTTAGCAGTGGGTTCTTCAACGATGAGGCGACCTCTTTCAAAGCGTCTGCGAGTCAAGGCACGCTTAATAGGGTCTGCCATCGATGCTCAACCTCCGCTGTGCAAGTGCTCTCCGAAATGTCCTTGGGCGATTCATCGAACGGTGCCCACCCATCATAAAACTATTAACAAGCATACTAGCCGATTCGCTTTGAATGTGCTCTTTTAACAACACGGAAACCCCTAAAGCCCAACCCATCGGTATTGCGGTGTAATCTAAATCGAAGAGGCCATCGGCATAGCGAAAACTGTTCTGTGCAATCACAATATGCTTAACACGGTCACCGATTAGCCCAACGAATATTCCCCAACTCTTCACGGGCACATCAATGGTCATGCCTGAACCGCTGCTTTTGCCAACGCTGGCATCGCACCAGTCAACAGCGATTAAATCACCGGGCTTAACATTTTCCATTTGTTTTAGGATTTGCTTACTCATTTTCTGCTATAACCTCGCAACCTTGTACCTGTTAACACGGTCCACTTTAGACCGCAAAGCATACACATAATCCGCAAGCAGTGCCTTTTCCCGTCCAAGCTCCAACGTGACTTCCAGCTCGCCCGTTTCGGCTTTGACATGGTATTCAGCGATTAAGATGCGGAAGTTGCCGTTGATGTTCTCGTTTGGCAAAGAAACAGCCACGGTATCTGCTGGGAAAAGCGGAGTATTCCCATAATCGATAACGGTGCTCTTGAGCGTGATGTACTCTGAGGGGTCTTTCATGCTGGCTAAAATTGCCCTTGCTCTGAGCAGGCATTCGGTGTCGCTCCAAAGCTCCTCGTCAATATCCACGTATTCTCTAAGACCATAGCTGCCTTGGCTAGCTGCATCCTGCAGAACGCTGCTATAGCGCAAGCCTCCGAAATAGAACTTGTCAATCCAAAACGAGCCTGAACCCGTAACTTGGACAGGATAGCAGTAGAACGCCACAGCTTTAATTTGTGACCAATCAAACCCCGACTGCACGCTCCAGTCAACCGCATTAACAGCGCCTACTTTGAAGGTTTCACTGGTCCACTGGTCAGAACCAGCGGTGCTTACTGACTGAAAAGTGAACTGGCGGCTAGCTGAGCGGCTGGAATTATCCCAAAGGACAAGTGCAGAGCCAGCCTCAAAATAGGCTTCTTTTTGGATGGCAAAATGTAGCTCAGGATACAGGTTAGCGTTAACCACGCCGTTGAGCTGGAAGAGTACGCCGCCGAAGTAGTTGTTTTGTACATATAGCTTGATGCTGTAGGGGCTGCCCATGGCGGTTTCAAGGCTTACTTGCCCTGCAGTGGCAGTCCAAGAGCCATCCGTGGGTGTTAGGCTCTGTGTCCAAGCAACCTTGTTTAAGGGTGCACTCTTGTCTTGTGCTCCGTAAATGGAGACTTTGTTTCTTATTGCTATGATTTCTTTCCAATATTCATAAGCTTCAATTTTATCGGTTAGGCTGACGGGGCTGGTTTTGGTGTTTCTGGGGAAAAACTCGATTTTGGCGTCAGGCATGGTTCTAAAATCGTAGCCAATGACACCGTTCTTGTCGCTTTCAGAAGCGATTTTTTGGAGCAAATCCCAGACTTGTGTGTCTTGCACTTTGAGGTCAGTGAAGGTTGTGTCAGTGTTTTCGACAAGCTCCGTGCTGCCTCGCACATGGCTTAACCCTGAATAGTAATCCAAGAGGTTTTTGACTATGTCCTCGCCCTTGTAGCCGCTGTAGTCTTTGGTTACCGTTTGCCTAAAGAGCTTCTCGCCCCAGCATCGCCCAGCAACTATAACATAGTTTTCGGTTGGGCTCGACTGGAACTTGACGCTTTCCGTTCTTGTGGTTATGAGTTGAGGAACGTTAGCGCCTCTGCCAATGCAAATGTAGCCGTCCTGTCCGACGTTAAGTGGGTAGGTGCCATTGGGGCTGTATTTGCTGTTCCAGTTCTGCAGGTGAAGCTCCCAACTGCTAACCTCTTTTGTGGCGCCCAAATGCACAAGGGCTTCTATAACGTCCACTTGTGGAATGCCAACAGAGCCCAAAGCAATGGTTAAAGCGGGTGGGCTAACGCTCATTGTTCTACACCCCTCCGATAGAAAGAAGCATCCGAAGAACTACCACTCCCCGACCTAGAAATGACGGCTGATTCTCCTGCCCTTTGGATACTGCGTGTATGGGTGGGCGTTTCTGCGGTGGCGCTGTTGAAGTTCTGCACGCTAGCCGTAGCAGTGTTCATGCTACTGGCAAAATATGCCATGGCAGCGGCAGCCGCAACAATAACGGCAATCCCCACTCCCGTTAGGGCTAGGAAGGTTCCATAGCTGATGTTTAGGGCGTTCTGCGCCGCAGTCGCAACCCAGCAAGCCGCCGAATACACCTTCTGAGCAACAGCTAAGCCCGTACTGGTGCGCAAAAACAAACCCATAACCGAAACTACCATCATGGCAGAGTTGAAAACCTTCATCTCCGAATCATTTAGCAACCCAAACTGGTTGGCAACGTAACCGATGGCTGTGCCTGCAGCGCCCAAACCCGCAAGAGTTGAACCCAAACTCTTAACCCGTGTTGCCAATGTTTCGGCGTCTGTCTGGACTCTTGAAAACTCGTTGCTGGCACGGTTCACTGCTCTTATGGTGACAGCGATTTCGCGAAAGCTCATAGCCCAGCCTCCGCTTTAGCCTGTTCAATAGCTTGCACTATGACGGATTCGAGTTCGGGAAGGTACTGTTGAATGGCTGGGTAAAGGTAGGGTTGTGCCTGCATGTACTTGGTGCCAAGCTCAACAAAAAAGGCATAAGTCGCATCTGCGCCGATTTCAGCGACCCATTCCCTGATTTTGGCATAGATTGTGCTGCGAAGATAACCCGTAACCATCGGCGCATTCTTGACGGCTTGAGCTTTGACGTCGGCAGCCCAGCTAGCCAAAAAGCTATGGACCTCACGCTGCATGCCCGAATCGAACCTTTGCATAGCTGCTTTGAATTCTTCTACGCCTTGGATGTCACAGGTTACTTCTACCGCCGTTTTGCTTCACGCTCCGCTTTTTTCTTTTCTTCCTCGTTCATTTCGTCCATCACGTTTAGGATGTGGCAGAACTCCTGCACTGTTCTGGCTGGCTGCTTGGCGAGCTCTGTTGGTGTCCATCCGAAGGCTTGACATAGCCGAAACTCGACAAGAGCGCTGTGCGGCTTTCCTCGTCTAACTGCTCTAGTAAAAAACGCAAATCCTCACGAGCCAACCCATTCAGCTTATTGGCGACTTTCGAGAAGAGTTCTCCAAGCTCAATGGGGATTCCGTCTTCTTCGCTCAGCAGTTTCTCAAGGGTTATGGGGTGGCTTTGGGGCTGCCCATGCATACTAGCCACGATAGTTTCAGCTTGAATGGCTATGAAGTCGCTGCTTTCAACGTCGCCTGAGAGCTTGTTGTATTTGGTGTGTTTTTGGATGATGCGGTTTCGCTTAGCCCATGTTATCTCGGCAAAGCTGTATATGCCCTGGTATTCTTTGTCGAAGCGTCCATCGATTTCTAGTTTTTCTGTTTTCACTTTTTTGCCTCCGTGACTAAGAAATTGTGAGCGGTCCTCTAGCCGTGAACGGAACCTTGGCATAGATTAGGTCCTCAGCTTTGCCGCTCAACGAAAAATCATCCCATTTGGTGTACTCAACGTTGACTTTGTTAGCGCCGCCAAGCCCAAATTCAAGGCTGGATTGCTCGGTATCAGCCAAAATGTCGTCGGCTTCTTGCTTGCTTTCAAACTCAAAAGTCAACTCTCCAGTCAAAAGCCGCTTGCCCCACGTTAGGTACTTGGCTAAGTGCCCGTTTGTTGACCGTATGACCGGGACAGCTTTGCATGAGTTGTCGATTTGCAGTTTCCAAGAAGTAATCCGTTCACATGCTACACCGCCGATTTTCACGTAGCTCTCGCTGCCTGAGACAGCGCCTGCATACTCTGTGTAGGTGGCGTTTGCAATCTTGGCTGCCGTTATTTCCACGTCTTGGGCTGGGAATTCGGCTTCGCACTCCAAAATGCCGTCTATATCACATGTTAGGGTTGCCTTGTTGAAGCGTGCGCCCTTGTAGAGCAAGCTTATGATATCGGTTGCTGTGACAAAGATGTCTTTGTAGTAAAGCACCTGCAAGGAAAGACTGGTGTTGAGTTCCTGTTTGACGTACTGCAACAGGTTAATCGGTGCGTCAGAGGGGATTGGATACTTGAGTTTTAACAGCGGTTGTCTTAGCCCACGTTTTAGAGAGACCACGTCCACTGAACCAGTGCCTGCCACTCGGATGTTGTTCGGGTTTATGTCGGGGTCTAAGTTGCTGCAGGAGTGCCCAAGCATCGCTGGGCTCGCAGGAACCGCGCCGAAGGTGCCCTCTGGAACGTAGTAGAATTTTTCTTGGTCGGAGTGATAGGTGTCTACCATCTTGCTTTTCACCTGTAACTATGAAATGGCTATGGACTCAAAGAGCCAGGCCACGATTTGTATTTCTTCTTTGAAGAGGAAAGGCTTCACGTCAGTAACATCGACGTCTCGATAACTGTGAACATCGCAAAACGTGACGCCTCTAACGTCAACGGTTGCTTGGACAAAATCGCAGTACAAAACGGCAGGCGAAACCCCGTCTGACGGGTTAGTTGTTCTTGCCAACATGTAGAGAAAACCGTCGCTGTTAACGTAGTTTGCAAGGTCAGAGGTTAGAGTTAAGTTCAGGGTCTCATCGGTTCCTGCAGAACCAGTTAACGAATTATTCCAAGCATCTGCCAAGTTATCCCAAACTTTGAGGATAACCCCGTTTCCCTCTGGTGTAGTTCCGAAGCCTTCAAACGACAAAACTACACGCTTTAAACACTGTTTTCTTGGTTCATTACGAGTTTCCCCTGCTTTGGAGCCGATTTTGAAGCGAAAAAGCATAAATGGGTACTCGCCGTTGCCGTTTGCGCTTTTAGAATGTCTTAGGTCATCGCTGCCCCAGAGGTTAGCATATTCCGAACTTGGCAACTCTGTCCATGAAGCGTTTGAGGGTTCCAGTTCGCTTGTGGCTGCTGCATCATACACCTTATGGGTTGCAGAGGTCGAGTCTATCGGGTAAAAGTTGTAGATTGTTCTGTAGGGCAGGTTACGGTTTTCTGGGACGATTAATAGGAGTTGCTCAAGCACTTTGTCTCGCATAACTCTGCCGACGTCGGAGTTTGGAGCGGGCTTATCCGTGGTTGTTATTGTTCCCCGAAGGGAGTAAATGCGCCGTCTTAGCTTTCCGTCCAAGGTGTGCTTTTGTTGTTGGCAAGGTTCAGTGGTTTTGGAAATTGTGATTTGGGCGTCGTAGTCTTTTAGGAGTTCCCGGTCATAGTTTGCCTGAGAGCATAGGACACGGGCTAAGCCGCCGTCATCTTTAACGACTCTGAGCCGAGATTCGATAAGTCTTAGAATGGTGACGACTGGGTTTTCAAGCTCGCTCAACTTGAAATAAGCCTCCTAGCGATGCTTTTGAAGTAGAAGCGCTGGTTCGCAAATGTGAAGGGTGTTATGGTTTGGATTTCGTAGTCTTCGCCTTGACGCCTAATCTTGTCATGCACTCGGACGGGAAGAAACGTGTAAAACGCCAAGTAGTCGTTGAGGTAATAGCCCGCCTCCAACATCACCTGCTCAGCCTTAAGCGAAGAAATCACAGCCAACAAATCCAATGGCTCACCATAATCCACGGTGGCAGCCGCTTCTCGAACTGGATAAAGCGTGACTGTCTCGCCCTTGCTTCTCAGAATTCTTGTGAACTGGGTTGTCGGCTCTTCATAGTGTAGGAACAGTTGGGCTAACCAACAGACCGTAACCATGGCCTGCTTGTTTTCCACATAGCTAAAGTCTTGGTGTTTGGCGCCCCAAAACATGAATTCCTCAGCGTGTTTGCTGATGAGTTCTACGCTTAGTTTGAGGCTGGGTTGGTCGTGGTTCTTGCGAATCTTCCACAGAATCCCGCTTGTGACCGCATCGTAATAGTCGCATGCCGAGAACCTGCTGAGCACATCTATGTAGCCAGCCCAGCATACCGATGGATTATAGGCGGGGTACTTTGCGTTTGCCTTGATGCTGTTTAGGGCGTTGTAGACTTTTTGGCAGCTAACACTCCACCCCTCAACCGCATACAAGCCCAATAATGCGTAGGCGAAGGGGTCATCGTAAACCTCATTCTCGCTCAAGCCAACTCGGTGCCATTTGCCGTCTACAGGGTCAAAATCCAACCAAAGAGCCACAAAACCTACCCTCAAAAAACCGATAGTCTTGCTCATGATGCTCTCATACAAGGCTGTATTTGGCGTGTCGTAGGTTTCGGCTAGCATCTTTAAGCCAATCAAGCCGTAGAGGCATTCGATGTCCAGCTGCAAAAGCCAAGCATCGCCAATCGTTACTGCTCTTGCGAAGCCGCCGTATGCCTGTTGGTCTTGCATGGTTTTGAGGAAGGTTGCTCCGGCTAGCTTTGCAGCATCCAAATATCTATTGTCGCCTGTGAGCTCGTAAGTTCTAAGTAGGGATGGAATGGCTCTGCATGCGTCCACGCTATAGTAGTAGGTGCTGGTCTCTGAGCTTTTGAATCCGCCATAAGCCTTCTTTGCTGGGTCAGTGCACTGCTGGGTGAGAACCCAATCGGCTAAATCCACTATTTTGGCAAGGATGTCTGTTTTTCTGTCCTCAAATTGCGGGGCAGAATACGCTTCATAGAGAAAGTCGATGGCAAAACTTGCAGCTAAGACTCCTTTTCCAAACGTTGGGTCAGGCGTGTTTGGCGGGATAACGTAAACATAGGGTGCGTAGTCCATGACGAATTGGTGATAGGTTTCAGGAACGGTTCCCATGGCTACACGCACCCCACATACGGCTCTTTGAGGCTAGCAAGAACGCGCTCGAATTCCGTTTGCAGAACTGTTAAGCTGGGAAGTGACGAGTTAGAACTGCTCAAGTCGCCGACACTGAAGTTTAACCCGATTGCTGAGCCGCCCGTCAAATAGCAAACGGCGTAAATGGCAGCCAAGAGCGTTATGGCTTCTTTTTGGGCGTCGGTGCAGTTTTGGTAGTCAATATCAGCGGAGAGTTCAAGCTCTAAAGTGACCTCTGCACGCTTAATCATCTTCAGAACTTTCACGTCAGAAATATCCGAATCCTTAAGGTTCAGCGCGTCTCTGACGTCTTCCGCCGATACGCTACCCATCCTTTATGCAGCTCCTGTGCTTTCTTGCGGTTTGCCGCCCATCAGTTCTTTGATGCCCGCAATTATTCCGCCCACCATTGAACTGCCAAGGATGCCGAGTTCGACGTTTCCAATTGGAAAGCCGAGTCCCATCCAAGTAGCCAGTGGCGGCAGAACGAAAGCGACAAACATCAAAAGCGCCTGCTGTTTGTCTGACAACTTCATTTCTCTTTTACCTCCTTACCTTGAACACCCGCTTGCTCTGGCGTGCTTGCAGGTTTGGCATCCCAGAGCTCCCAGCCAAACTTGACCGCATTCTTGCGGAACTCCTCAGCCCGAACCAGCCCCAATTCGGCAGCTTTGATAAGGTCGGCTGGGTTTAGCTCAGGGGTTTCGGGGCTGCCAAAATTCAACCGAACCTTAGCCTTAGAAGCGTCAAGCCCTGCCTGTGCAACGGTTGCAGCGAAAATTTCTTTCTCTACTTGTCGCTTGATGTAACGCTGGACTGGTTTTATGAGCATGTCTTGAAGGTCTAAGGCTGCCCTTGCGCTTGCTTCGGTGAATCCTGGAGTGCTAAACAACCGCGGCAAAGGCGTTTCACAGCCCAAATAGAACTGGTTGACCATGTGGTCGATGTAATACTCGAAGCGTGCCCTTGGATCAATTGTGACTGGAAAAACGCCTACAGACTTGGCACCGCTGAAAAGCCACTGCCCCTCTTCTGGGCGGTTTTTAATTGCGCTTTCATACTTTTTGATGGTGTCCTCTTTCTGCCCTTCCAGTTGCACGACAACGTCCGGTCCAGCGTACTTGGTGAATATGCTGGGCAAAATCTTCTCTATCTTAGCTTTCATCCAAGCGTAGGACGGGCGCTTATCAGTGTCAACGGTTAAGGTGTGCAGGAGAACTTGCAGCAAGCCGACGCCAAAACCAGACGGCACATCACTGTTAAGATGCCAATGGATGACGGCTTCGGGTTTGAGCTCGTTTCCAGCATTACCGCCGTAAGTGCCTGATAGCTGGTAACCCGTGACTTTGTAGGGAATTTTTAGGTTGGGAACAGTGCTTAACCCGATGCGTTGGACGGCGTCGATGGGCATGCGGAGCGCATCAGTTAGCCGTTCAGGCGTGAGTTTGAGCCAGAAATCGTTGCCGCAGCCAATCAAAGGCTTAGCCATCTCGTTAAGCATACCATCCAAGTTGATGTCTTCACAGAACTTGTCCACTGCTGCTTTGGCTTCGGCGGCTTTCTCATATTTTTCGTCTGCCGTGGTGTAGAAGCCCATGCCAACTGTTGAAGCCGCCAAGAGGTCAACGCTGCTTTTGCAGGTTGGGTCTCGGTCATAGAGCCTCATAACGTCGGCTAGCGGGATGCATGACGTGTCAAAGAATACTCTGCCGTTTGGAGATGCCACACCGGAAGCTGGCGCATAGGAGAGGACTTCCCTGATTTTTTTGATGACTTTGCTCATGACGTTTTAACCTTCAAGTTTTTGTTTAGCCCAAAAAAGAGGGAAAATAGCGCGTTGTTTGCCATGGCGTTTAGGTCATGGTTTGTTTTACGTTGGTCATTCGGGCGATAGCTTTGGAGCGGAGAATCCCAGCGCCAAATCGTGTGGTGCCACGTACACCGTAGGTTCCAGTTTTGACGTCTTCCCAGTCTTCCACGGTTACGTCTCGGCGAAGAAGCATAACTGAAGCCACGCGAGTATCGATTGCGTACATTGTTCCGTTAGGCACTAGGGTGCTTGACTGTACTGTCATGCCAAGTACGCTGCCGATTGTGCCTTGTGCAATGTCTGTTTCGCTGCTTGGTAAGTAGACGGATTTCACGAATTTGTCATCGTTGAGGAGCTGGTGCAGTTGCATCTCGTTAATCGCCAGCACGTTAGGGTGCCATTTTTCTCTTCGGACGGCTTCATGCAAACTCAAAAGTGACGCCCAGCTTGCCACGGCGCCGCCGCCAGCCAGTTCAGCGCCAGTTGCCAAGTCAGCAGCCAGAACTCCTGCGTATAAGTCGAGAATGGTTTCAGTTTCTTTTTGTCCTAAAGCTCTGCCCACGTTGTCAACGGCTTTGCTCATAACGTTCCAAGTTGCATCTTCGAGGTATTCGCGGGTCCACTGGTCTGAGGATTCGGCTAGCTGGTTAGTGTAGATATCTACTGTAGAGGGTTTCTTTGCGCTTAATCTTGTAACTGCGCCTTCAGCATAGCGATAACCGACTGCCCCTTCATCGAGTGGGAAACGTTCCATCGCCTCAGTTGTTGGCATTACGGTTATGATGTTTCTGCCGATCAGTTCTGGCCATGCAGCGTCAACCATTGTGTCGTGCATTCTGCCAAGGGCGCCTGCCACATCGCTGAAAAAGGCTTCTTTGACACCCATCTGAACGAAACGTTTGAGGAATGGGTGGTCGGCTTTCTGTTTGAGTTTTTCGTAGAGTTCGCGTTGGTCGTTTGGCTTTGCCATTAGGGTTTCATAGAGTCTTGGTTTCATTGGGGGTCACTTTCCAACGGTTATGAAGATTAGGTCGCCGTCGTTGACTGCGGATTCAAGGGCTGTGCCGAGTTTGCGGTTGTAGAATATGGTGTAGGTTGCTGCTCCGCCTTCGTTGACTGCTTGGTCAACGAGTTGAGTGACTTTGCCGTCTGCGGCGCTGCATACGGCTTTGCCTCGTGTTATGGCTCCGTTGGCTACGACTTTGACTTTGCCTTTTCTGAGAACTGGGCACATTTCTGTTGCAAGAACTGTTTTTGTTGCTATGCCTATGGCGTCGTCTCCACCTGGACTGGGCGAAACCTTGTCGTCAGCGCTCAGGTAGACGGGTGAGCCTTTGGTTATGCCTGCTGCGGCTTCAAAAGATTCGATGAGGACTGTTGGGTCGTCTGTTTCTCCTGCGGCTATCGAAGCATTGTCTGTTTTATCGACCATTCAAAATCAAATCGATTTTAGGTTTTGAATTTCCCAAAGTTCGTCCTTTGGTACTCTTCCCCACAAAAGTGAGCGAAAACACAGCTAGCAGCCTCCAGCTTTTTGCTCTAGCTTTTGAATTACTCTGCGAAGTTCTTGGCACATGCGTTGAGGTCCAAGACTCCAACTTCGCTGAACCATCGGCGAAGGCAACACTGCCTCAACCATTTTAGCAGCTTCCGAGACCGCTATCACTTTGGGCGGGTTTTTGATTAAGCCGCCACCGGGAACCTGCTTACGCAAGTCTTCGATGGTTTTCTGCGCTTCTGTCAGTTGCCCTTGGAGGGTTTCGGTTTTTCCTTGCAGGTTGCAGACGGAGCTTTCGATTTTGAGTTCTCCCGCAGCCGAGCACAGCTTTTTGAGTGCTTGGGCTTTGAGTTCTGAGGAAATTTTTGTTTGGTCTAGACGTTGCAATGCAGCTATGATGTGGGCTTGGTCGAGGTTGCCTTCGGCGTTCTTATACTCTAAATGCCGTAGGCTTCGTGGTGTAGTTTTGCCCTGGTCGTCTTTTGTGCCTCCGGGTTCAATGGCTGCAAAACAATCGTCTCGCAGGTTGTTGACGTAGGCTGTGTCCCATTCTGCTTCTTGAACGCCCGCTTTTCGTAGTGCTTCCGTGACTTTGGTGTCTACGAGTTTTTCTAAGACTTGTACGTTGGTTTCAGGTATGCCTGGAACGGCGACTAGGCTTAACTCGGCATTGTGCAGTCCGTGCGGAACTTTGCCGTCCACAACATCGACCGCTTCATAGTCTGCGCCTACGCTTACGTGCTGGACTAAGCCTTTGCGGATTTTCTCGGCCGTCTGGTCATCGTAAATTTCGGCTTCATACCAGAGGCTGTGTCCGTCCCAATCCGTTTTGGTAACCTTACCGACGGCGTTTGGCACTGCAACATGCTCAATGTAGACTGGCGCGTTTGTGAGTTTGCTTGAGAAAGTTTGCAACTCCTCAGATGTGTAGATGTTGAGATTACGGCTCATGCCCGTCGTCATGGCGACACCCCTAATCCTCAGTGGCTTATCTGCCATTTTCTCAAGAACACTAAAAGGCAAAACTGCCGACAGATGCTCTACTGCATGCTTGCAGCCTTCGCACTTTTTTGTGCCGTCTTTGTTGTCTGTTTCGCTTTTAGACATTTTTCGGTCAAAGAATATGGTGGAAAGCTAAAACAGAAATAGCTTATTAGCGCATTTACGATAATAACCTATTTAGGACAATGGTTCGTAAAATAAGGCTTAAGATGAATCTTACAAAAAGAGAACGCACAATTTTGCAATTTGCACAACAAGGATTAAGCGATTATAAGATAGCTCGCAAAATAAACAGCGACCCCCCAAGCATTACGCGCTCACGGAAAAATGCGTACAAAAAACTCGTAAAATCCGTAGTTGATATAGAATGGTTAGTAAAAATTGGTTTTAACATTTCCGAACTAAGCCAATCGGCATCTAGAACCAACCAATACATTTTTTTCTTGTGAATCGCTCTTCTTTAAAAAACCCCTATTCTTAAGCCAGTTACTGTTATCGAGGGGAAATCTTTCTGTTATTCCGCCTATTTCTCAATTTAACCCAAATATTCCTTAAGATTCGGACCTGTTCAAAATTCATGCCTAAACCGTCTCTTAGCAATATTTTGTCATTGGCATCAAAAATTTGAGCCAAATTGCCTTTTCTAATATTGGTATCAATGTCGACAGGATTTAAGTGATCAATACCGACTATTGGTATAAGGAGTTCTTCAGCCTCGCTAGGTTCAAGCGTTAAGACACCACCGCCATAACTTCTGCCTTTAACTTCAGCGGAAGCAAAAGTCAAGGAATTAAGAAATGCCCCTGCAATTTTTTTCCCATCAACTCCTTGGTTGAAGTTAACCCTGTGAATGGTATCCGTACAAGTTGAGCCCGATGTGTTCAATACCATTTTTGGGTAATCATGTATTTGTCTTAGCAAAAAAGCCTCGGGTTTGTAGATGGTCGGAACGCGGAACCAGTCATCTCTACGAATCCTGCATTTGAAACCTTCATTAACCCCATGCTGCACTCCCTTTTCAATATAATTCTTAATTGCATCGGGTAAGTCTGCATATTGCGTTTGAGATGGCGCAAAAAGGTAACAAGGGTTATCCTTTTGCCTAATTTTTTGCCAATCATCCTCAGAAAATATTATGCCTTCAATATCGGAAGAGCGGCCAAAAATTTTGATTGTGTATTTTTCGTCAATTCCGATATTATTGAGTGTATTTTTCGATAAAATAAAGAACTTATTTTTCCCAGTAACTACGCCAATATCCACCGAATACAAATCACCTCCCCTTTTTATGCCCTCTAAAGTAGGTATTTTTCTAAGTAATTCTATTTCTTCGGTGTCTAGAAAATACTGTGTCCATTTTTCGGTAGAATGATCCATCGGCTTATATTTATAATACTGAAAATTCTTCGAAACATCTTCAGGTCTAATTCTCAAATACAAGTCGTTTTCATTCTTTAGTTCAATGACTCTTATGCCTTCAATTGGTCCATTGTTTCTTTCTCCCAGTAATAAAATGACCTCTTGCTGCGCTGTCGGAAAAATTAGTTTCTCAAAAGTAATAATTGTGAGTTTGCTAAAGAAAACGCTCAAAAAACGACGCGTGTCGGTGGCATACTTCACTTGAAAAAGCTGAGCAGGGATTACCATTGCTATCTTTCCGTTTTCAGAAAGCAATTGAGACGACAATAAGAGAAAAGCAATCCAGGAATTTGCGTGACCACTCAATTTAAAATCAAAAAGCTCGGAGATTAGTTTAAAAGCAATTTCTTTTGATTTCTGGGGAAAGTCCTGATAGCGGATAAAGGGCGGATTGCCCGTAATCATAGAAAATTTTTTGTTATTTTTCAGAAAAAGCTGGCAATAATCAAAAAAATCCCCGTTTAAAACAATCTTTTCAGGGTTTGCAATATCTAAATCTGATAGAAGACGTCTTGCCTTGTTCGCCTCTTCTTCAACCAGTTCAATGCCAATTAAGTGTGACTGAAAAGCGTCTTTGGGTAAGTTTATGTTAGAAAATTTTTTGCAAATTGAAGAAAGAAAAATACCGTTACCACAGCTTGTTTCAAGCACGACAGAATTACTATCAAGTCCAGCCCAGTCTATTAAGAAATCAGACACAATCTTAGGAGTGTAGAAACCTCCTCTAAGTTTGTCTACCGTAGACTTTGATGTCAGGACAAGTACCCCACAGCCAAGTAATTGATTTAAATTGGTACATATGTAATCAACTACATAAAACCTATTTGCTAGATACTCGTTATCTAATCAAAGAAAGTGGTAATGGTAAATGAGCAATAAAGGGCTAACCTTCACCGTTGATAGTTTGCTACTTGGGGAAATAGGCGAAAGGCTAGTTACCAAAAATTACATAGCACTAGCTGAGTTAATAAAAAATGCTTTCGATGCCGATTCTGAACACGTTGTAATAACAATGGAAAATACAAAAAGCGATTCTTTCAGCGATGACGGAACAATCACAGTTGCTGATTGTGGACATGGTATGAGTTTGGAACAAGTAAGAGCTTTTTGGATGAGAATCGCGACCCCAAATAAGCAAAGGAATCCCTATTCTCCAAAATATGGAAGAAGAAAGACTGGAGATAAAGGAATTGGTCGATTTGCTTGCCGAAAGTTAGCTAATAAACTAATTTTGACTTCTACTGCATTACTCCCGAATAATAAATTTCAAAAGACACAAGTAACGTTCAACTGGCCCAATTATCAGGCTGGTTTATTACTGGAAGAAGTAACAAATGAATACTCAACAATATTTTTAGAAAAAGCAGAGACAGGAACATCTTTGCAACTAATAGGCTTGAGAGATAAATGGTCGCAATTAGACTTTGACACTTTGAGGAGACGAATTGGTGAATTATCGGTTATCTCACCTACAAAACGACCAGGTTATCCTGAAGACCCTGGAATGACCATTGAAATACGAGCAAATGAATTTCGGTCAGGTGAAGGCTTCTTAGTTGAGCAGATTAAGGATGCAGGGTGGGGCAGAGTAGTTGGAAGTGTTTCGTCTCAAGGTCTTGCTTCTTTGACCCTCGATGCAAAGAAAATTGGTAAGGTTCCTTACGAACTGCCAAATACATATGCCAAAATTCCAAACATTAGTTTTGACATCGCTATCTTCTGGGATAGAACTGAATACCTGAGAGATCCTAAAACTTTAATGGGCGGCTTAATACCCCAGATTTTCAAAAATTATTCAGGAATTAAAGTTTTTTTGGATGGTTTCCGAGTATATCCTTATGGCGACCCCGAAAATGATTGGCTAAATATAGATGAAATCCAAGCAAGAAAGTTAGCCAAAATCAGTGACTACTTCAATAAAGCAGCCAATAATTTAATAGGTGTTGACCCAAATCGCGCGAAATTAAATCATCCTAGAAATCAGAACTTGATAGGCGAAGTACGTCTTTCAAATGAGCCTACTCGGCTTTTCGATGTACCAATTAACAGAGAAGGTTTTATCGAAAATGAGTCTTTAGTCGACCTAAAAAAATGCCTGAAAGATGTATTGGAATGGGTAACACTCTGGTATGCTCATTACCTATATTTGAATGAGCAAGAAACTGTACGAAAAGCTCAGGAAGAACTTAAGGATGTATTAGGCGAAACTGAAAGCCCAACAAACTCTCCTGTGAGAACTGGCCCAGAAGAAATGATTTTGGTTGATACCGCAGTCAAAACTCTTGATAGAATAACCGATTCTCTACTCAACGCAAAAGAGAGCTCAGTTGGTCCCGAGGCAAAAATACAGTACGAAAAAACAAAAGAAGCTGCCATTAAGGTTGTTCAAAACACTGTTAGCAGATTAGAAACACAAACTAACAGTTTACGTACAATTGCTTCAACTGGAGCTTTAATGTTTATTTTTACGCATGAAGCTCAGTCGGTTATTAGTAGCCTTGACACTCATGCAAACGAACTCGAAATACGAGCAAGAAATATGCCTGACAAGGAAAAAAAACTACTGTTGAATTTGTCGAAGTCTTTTAGAGAAACGAGAGACCGCTTTGACGACCAAATTCGATTATTTAGCAGGTTGTCCGATGATATCAAAAAAGTGGAGAGAAAAAGACTAAACGTTAATAACTCATTTAAACAAGTGAAAAACGTCTTCGCTGGGTTTATTAAAGATTTTAATGTAGAAATTGATGACAAAATCGACCCCTCCCATAGAACTGGCTTAATGTTAGAACCGGAATTATATTCAATACTTATTAATTTGCTATCCAACGCATTAAAAGCCGTACTAGCTTGCGAATCCAGCAACAAGAAAATAAAAATTGAAACATTCGAAAATGACGACAGTTTGGTTCTTCGAGTTTATGACGATGGCGTTGGGCTGAAGAAGGAATACCGCGAATTAGTAAAACAACCGTTAGTTTCAGACCCCGAAGGAAAGCTCTATAAAAATCTCAAGGGTAAAATAGATGAAAGAACTCTAACGGCGGTTGGTTCAGGTCGAGGGCTGGGATTAAGCATCGTTGGCAGTATCCTTGAATCATATAATAAACAGTTAAATTTCATTGATGCTGAAGAACCATGGAAAACATGTGTAGAGGTGGAATTGCCATGACAGAGAGTAAGGTAATCTGGATAGATGATGATTTAAGTCATAAAAAAGACGCAGACTTACTTGCAGAAAAAAGCGCTGACTTAAAAATAACCTTTTTTCATCCAAAAGAGTTTGTAGTGGAGGAGATGCCGGTTGATCTTTTCTTATTGGATGATAGGTTATATCAACACGAAAATGCTAAGAATGAAAAATCAAACGCGCGCGGCTTTACTCTCGCCGCTAATATAAGGTTCAGCTTTCCTGAAATTCCAATTTACATTTTCACCAAGGACTTCTTTGACCAAGGTATATTTGGCGTGTTATCTCAAGCATCAGAAAGCTTTGTAGACGAGAAAATTTATTATAAAGATGTGCAGAGACGAGGAGTAGAAATTCTACTTAACGATTCTCTCGATTATAAAAAAATCAGGTCAGTTGAAAAACTTAACTTACAACAACTTCTGAATTTATTGAACCCGCCCGAAGATATAGTTGACGAATTGAAAAATGCTTTGCCTGAAGCTTTAAGGGATGGATTACGCCCAGCTGATGACCAAGGAAAATCTGAAGGAAACTCTCTCTTTTATGGCAAATGGATTAAAAAATCGTTGCTGACTTACTCAGGCTTTATTTACGATTCGCTTTTTGCTGCAACAAGTGTTGGTTTAACCGAAAAAATGTTTTTGGAGATTCAAGATTTCGCCCCTGCATTATATGACGGGTTGTTTTCAAAATCAAGGAAACCATTATGGTGGAACCGGAAATTACGTTCGATTTTAATGACCAAAGCACAAAAGGCCTTAGATAATAAAGCCATAGGTAATCCCTTCGCTTTAGCCGAAAAAATCTTTAATCTCAAGGAAAACGAAATATTGAAGTGCGCCGTTTGTAAAGAAAAATATCCCGAAACCGTCGCTTTCAATAAAGACGATCCAAACGACCGACAGCCTGTCCATTTCTCTTGTAGCGCCGTTGATTACACAAAGGAAAACAAGCTGTTCTTTGAAGAACTAAGGTATTTCAAGTATGAGGATTAAAAATGAATGAAGCTGAGTTGACTTCATATCGAAAACACCTCATAAAATCTTTTTCTTGTATTAAAGGCAACCCAACTATCCAAAGAAACTGTTCAGAGATTAGTATTCTATCGGGAACAATTATCGATACATTAAAAGAATTAAGAGACCCGAAAAATTGGAGTTTAAAAATAGACCCCCCTTGGAAGATTCCGATTGAAAATGATGATCGCTATTTCAGTCAGAATGAAGCAATTCTGATGTTAAGTGGCATATTAAGTGTAGAAAACTTGAACTTTCAAATGTATTCTTTTGTTTCTTCGATAGTGTTGAAGTCTCAAAAAAACAATGACGCCCAAATAACGCAAATCCCACTGGAGGATTACTGCGAACATAAGCATATCCATAAAGATAGGTTAGTCAGAAGATTTCACTTTGACTTAGCTATAGGTGAAAACCAAGACAATAAGCCCGTTTCACATTTTCAATTTGGCGGCAAAGAGTACACTAATCAGTATCCATATTCATTAAATCCGAAAATTGGCATCCCCAGAATTCCCTATCCTCCAATTGATTTTATAATACTCTTTGACATGATGCTAAGGCAATTTAAAACCAAAATTCCAAATAGTTTTTATGATTCAAAAGATTGGGTGAGCTGCGTAAAGGTGAGCGAGGAGTATCGAATGAAAGCATATTATGAAGCTGTTGTGAAATATTTTGGAGTAAAAAGCAGAAAACCGTTAAGTGAAATGCTCAGCGCAGATACCTTTTTTCTTTAAAGGCATTGTTAAACAGTTCTTTCAAAATCATCCTTGCTTTCGCCCCAAGCTTCTACTGCAAAAGTAGTTAAAGCCCAATGCCAGCCCCGCTTTTCTGCAATATGTTGTCCAAACTCTTTTTCTAGCCGCCTGTTCATTCTTAAAATCCTTCGACTTATTTGATGCCGAGTAACTGCAAACTGCCTTAACCGCATTTGTAAGTCTTTAGGCAACAAGCCGGGTCTACCCGCTTCAAAAAGCAACTGTATAATCTCTATGTCTATCTCATCTCTACAAGTCACACGCTTAATCAGTGACTGCTCAAAATTGAATGAATCTTTCAGGCCAGCAAAAATAGTGCGTAACATAAGCTTGATTTCTTCCAATTCTGTTAACGTCTTCTTGAGGAGTTGATGATTGTATTTTAGGCGACCTATTTTGTCGCTTTGGGTGCGCTTCTTTTTGGGTTTCTGAACGGGTTTTTCGCTTGCTTCCATGTCAGAATGCACACTCCATGTTTTCTGCTCCATCAACACAGGGCGAAATTGACTGCTGGTAATCAGGACCAAGCAACCACAGAAAAGCGGCTTCTAAAAAGCATGGACTTTTCCCATGCCCTCGGCACATTGCTAAAAGTGCTTTTGAACAGGTTTTCACTGCCATTAGCTTAAAACTGCTGCTAAGAAACGTAGCTTTTCCCTCCGTTCTCAGAAGTCTTAGACGCCTCTTGGGTGCCGCATTCTATACTCCCGACAAGCCGTCCTAAAGCGTCAGCAACCTTAGCCAAATCGCAACCCATCTTCTCCAACTTTGTAAGACTACCAGAAATTCTCTCCAAATCGCCAAGAGCAGTTTCCACTTGGCCTTCCAATTTCTTGACCCGCTCAGGCATCAGCAAATACTCAACCGCTGCATCACGGCCAAGATGATCCAGTTCGCCCTCGTCCTCTCCTGGGCTATCATCAATCAACCGCTTTGGCGTGCTCACTTCAAAATAGCGATTCAATAAATTCGCTACTGGGTCATCGATGCCAAGTTCATGGCGCCTGTTAATTTCGCCCTGACCGAGAACGCAACCGTATTTGCTCATTAAGCCCTGAGCAACGCGATCAGCCATGTTCTTAGCCAAAGTTACGAGCTCCCCCGGACTGCGACCATAAAATGTCTCAACATGAACAATCCAAGACGTCGTTGTATGCCTAACTTTGACACCTTGCTCCAAACCCAAAAGAGCCGTCCAATTCTGCATTTCAATCCGCTTAAAATCGCCCATCGGATAAACGCCTTCACGTAAGACCGGATATTTGAAAAAACAACGATGCAGCCGAAAGACGCCGCTGCTGAAGAGGACTCCCTCACAGGATATGAGAAAATTTTGACCTCGCTCTGTAAGCTCAAAATCAACAAAGTTACTGCGTTTCAATCGGCGAATTAACCCTGCCTTCTCCAGCTTTTTTACGTAGTAAGCTACGTGCTGGCGCTTCCAGCCACGTACACGTCCTATCTTGGCAGGGTACATTTTTACTTCGATGCCTTTGAGTATGGGTATGACGCGGGAGCGGACGGTATTGAAGTCAAATTTGACTTTTGACTTTGAAAGCGAAATATTTTGACTTCTATCGTTAGTGTCGGTCATAAAAAAATCACCTGAGTTTTGGGATGACCTTTTCCTTGATTCTTTGTCTAAGCGCCTCTATGCCTTCGTCGAGTTCTGCCAAAGTTAGCAAGCGTTTTCCATGAAAGTCAGCCAGTGCAGCTCTTAGGGAATCGCGGTTTTCAACCGTGTCTCTTATGCGAAAGAAAGCAGCAATACCCGATACGCCATCAACGATGACTGGTGCCGCCATAACTTCGAACTCTGCGTTCTTTGGGGTTCCAGGCGCAAAGTAGCAGTGCTCTAAATACTGGCCAAAGCCGCCGTTATAACCAAAAACAATCCAACGATCATCATTTATCCAATCAACCGCATCTACTTTTCCGATTTTTAGCTCCATCCAAGCCCTCCTAAATGAAAAGCCCCGGTCGGCTTGTGCCGCAACCTTCAGTGTACTTCGCACGCAGAGGCAAACCGACCTTCAAAACCTCTTTGAGAATGACATCTTTGTTGGCGCCGCTTTTTTTGCTAATTTTTTCAAGGATGACGTCTTGTTGCGAGGCGGTTAGTTCCTTCCAATCTAAAAGGAACACTCTCTCGACTCTGTCTATGCCTTCCAAGGTTGCAGGTTGAGTTATGATGCTTTGGATTGGCGCTTCGCCGTCTGGGAAGATGTCGCACCAAAGGGCTTTGCCTTCAGCGTTTAAGTATGCCCAAGTGTGGTATTTCCTCAAACTTGAGCCTCCTTCTTGTGCACTCTGAGTTTTAATCGTGCGCAC